GAACCTGACGACCCTCGACGCTTACTGGTGTAAGTCGCTGCAGAATGTAGACGGGCTCCAGGGTCTTACAAACCTGACGACCCTCAACCTCGAAATGTGCTCGTCGCTGCAGAACGTAGACGGGCTCCAAGGACTCACGAACCTGACGGACCTCAACCTCTACAAATGCGAGTTGCTGCAGAACGTAGACGGGTTGGAGGGGCTTACGAGCCTGACGAAACTCTATCTCAACGGGTGCGAGTCGCTGGAGAACGTAGACGTGCTGGAGGGCTGCACGAACCTGACGACCCTCGACCTCGAATTTTGCTGGTTGCTGCCACCAGAATTACGACGACTGTTTCAATCTAATAGCAGCGGTACAGCACACGAGAAGTTTATGGAAGCTTTAAACGAATCCAAAGGAATCCGACCATGAAAATTAATAAATCAACTTTAAAACAAATAATCGCAGAAGAGCTTGATAGGCTTATGGCAGAAAAAGAAAAAAAGAAAGATTGCTTTGAGAAAGGTCTTTATAAAACATTTGCAGGTAAATCAAAGTGTATTCAAACAACTAAAGGTTTAAGCAAGGAAAGAGCAGATGCTTATGTTGCAAGTGTTTTACGCGACATGGGTGAAATAAAAGAGGTGAAAGATGATGAGTGAAGAAAGAAAAGAAGCTTTATTAGACAGGGGATTAGAAAAACTAACATCACGTAAACTGTTGGTTTGGGTCGCTGCCACTGCACTTATGGCTTTTGGTAGTTTAGAATCAGCAGATTGGGTTGTTATCTCCGGTCTTTATCTCGGTGGTCAATCTGTAATTGATGCTATTGTTAAATTAAAAGGATTAGAGTAGCTTGCTGGTGCAACAAAAAATATTATCATTCTGCCTAAAGCACTGGAAGGAGATTGGACTTGTCCTTCTCCTTCTTGTTGTGTTTGGTAAATCGCGGTATGATATGCATAACATAACTAAAACTCATGACGTTATAGAACAGTCGCTACAAAATCAAATAACAACTCTTCAAGATTTGCATACTGAAGAGTTGCGACTGCGCGATGAAGCTCTTGAACGTTATCGTATTGAAGTAGAGGAGTTGGTTTTAAAGTACGAAGCACGTCAAGCTGAGATAAAAGATTTCACAAAAACAGAAAAAGAAACTATAATAAAAGAGTTCAAGCAAGACAAAGAGTTAATCATAAAACGCTTTGAGCAAACATACGGATTAGAATATGTTGAATAGTTTAATGTTTTTTGTTTTGCTCTCGACTGCTAACGCCGAAGAGTTTACAATTCTTGCAGAAGATCAGCCCGCCCCATTTGAGGGCGTTTTACTTAGTGTTCCAGCATCGGCAGAGGTACTGTCTCAATACGAGCAAATACAAATGGAATGCGATCTTGAGTTGGAGTTTCAGCTTGACAAAGCAGGTACTCAGTACCAACTTGAGAAAGATTTACTACAAGCAAGGATTACAACGCTTGATCAAGAATATACCGAGATTGTAGCGCAGAAAGATCTTGTAATTGAAGAACAAAAGAAGGTCATTAAAAAACAATCTCCTCAGTATAAATGGCTTTGGTTTGCTGGCGGTGTTTTGGCTAGCGGTGCTACTTACTATGGAATCAATAAATTAATAGAACAATAAATGAAACATGCGAATCTTCCATATCATATTTACATTTGGGTAAATAATAAATATCTTGGTCCAAGTATGCCACCAGGATACACTTATGGATTATGGCACGGTATACATTCACGCAACGGACAAATTCCAATGGCTCATGTATTATTGGAAACAGGAGCACATTGGTCAGGATTACCGCTTCAAGCTATTTCAGATTTTGCAAACGGACCAAAGCAATGGGAAGAAAAAGATCACAATAAACTTATTCCCTGGACAGCGATGGGTGAACACATTGAAGCTTGGCATGCTGATTACCTTGAAGGATTAGAAGTAGAATATTATAAAGAAAAATGGAAAGGTCGCCATACTGGAGTCATTGTTGACTGGTGTGGCGGATTTGATCGACACCCACAAGAGCATAAGCCACTAAACTTGATTGCTTTGTTTGACGGGCAGTATGCTTTGATTCCCAACAACTATTGCAAGTTTAAAGATGATCATTTTATAAAAGAGGAATTATTTAGTCAAGCAAAAAACTATCGTAGAAATGAAAAGATTTGGTGGGGACAATGAGTAACTTAAATCGTTTAGCAGCAATTGAAAAAGCAATACAAAATAAATACGGTAAAGAAGCAATACAAGATCCACGAGCGGACTGGACCGAAGAAAACGAAAAAGACTTTCTTCAACAAACAAAAGAATACTACTCAAAAATAAAACATGTTGAGAGCAATCAAGAAAAAATAGATAGAAATGGAATAAAGATATCTAAAAAACTACTTAATAGAGAATCTTTAAACAGTTGTTGTATTTGCAGTAGTTTTTCATCAAAATCTATGGACGATGTTTGTCTTGTTAAGTTTGGAACTTGTTACAAGTGTTACATTCAATATATAGATGGAAGAGAAGAGCGATGGCTAACAGGCTGGCGACCAGATAAATAAGGAAATAATCTAATGGCAACAGTATATGAAATAATTCAAGGTCTTTCTCAGGCAGCAGCCAACGCTTATGATGGTGCGCTTGATGAAAGTGGAGAGCCAATCCAAGCAGGATTACAAAGAGAAGAAGGTTCTCCACTTCTTGATAGTCGCGTTATGGACGGCTTTAAAGTTCGTTTTGCTGGCGACATGATGTGCCTTTCTTATCATTCAGAAGTTAAGTTAAAAGAAGTTTATACTGCTGGTTTTGAATCTGATGTTGAAGATAGAATGATGGAAGTTGTTGGTTGGCTTAAAAAAGAATACCGTCGCATCACAGGCAACTCTGTTAACTTAACCAAAGAAGGCGAAGTTGACATGAGAGTTGAAAACTCTTCTCGCGTTCGTTCTTGGGTAATCGCCCAATTAAGCTTCCGCGTTGGTGGGCTAACCGAAGAAATGAATAACGAAACTGGCTCCAAAGCTCCAGATGAATACTGGAGATCTTTTGTTGAGCAAGGCGGCTGGGACGGTAAAGGTGGAAAGCGCCCATCAAATGATTCTAGAAAGAAAGAACAGAATAGTTAAGGCAAAGTATGTCTTTTCAGCTAGATAAAAAACAGCGTGTAAAAGAAATACTTAAATGCGGTAAAGACCCAGCATACTTTCTGAAAACTTATGCACGTATTTCCCATCCTATGCATGGGTTAATACTTTTTAATACTTATCCTTTTCAGGATAAATTGTTATCTGACTTTAACGATCATCGATTTAACGTTATTCTTAAAGCAAGACAGTTAGGTATTTCTACAGTTACAGCAGGCTATATCGCTTGGATGATGTTGTTTCATCGCGATAAAGCTGTTCTTGTTATGGCAACCAAGTTTGCTACAGCAACTAACTTGGTTAAGAAAGTCAAGAAAATAATGAAGAACCTACCAGAGTGGATTTTGATTGCAAAAATCAAAACTGATAACTCTACTTCTTTTGAATTATCAAATGGTTCTTCAATTAAAGCTGCTTCAACTTCTGGCGATGCTGGTCGTTCTGAAGCTCTTTCTTTATTAGTTCTTGATGAGGCAGCACACATTGAAGGTTTAGAAGAGCTATGGACTGGTCTATATCCAACGTTGTCTACTGGTGGTCGCTGTATCGCGCTATCAACTCCAAACGGTGTTGGTAACTGGTTTCATAAAACGTGCGCCGATGCAGAATCAAAATCAAATAACTTTCACTTAACAACGCTTCCGTGGCATGTCCACCCCGAGCGAGATGAAGTTTGGTTTAAAAAAGAAACACGCAACATGTCTAGACGCCAGATCGCGCAGGAGTTAGAGTGCAACTTTAATACATCTGGTGAAACTGTTATTGACGCAGAAGATATGGAATGGTTATTGGCAAATGTTTGCGAGCCAAAGCATCGCACCGGCTTTGATCGTAACTTTTGGATTTGGAAAGAATTTGATCCTACATCTAACTATCTTCTTGTCGCTGATGTTGCAAGAGGCGATGGAGAAGACTTTTCTACGTTTCATATACTTGAATTAGAAACATTAGAGATTGTAGGCGAATATCA